TACTGCCGTTTGATTTTAACGATCAAACTTATTCCCAATGCGTCCAAAGGGTCTTTGTTTGATAACAACTGTTTGTGTAGTCTATTCGAATTAACCACGCATTGACAGATACACTATCCTGCGATCACAGGAATTTTCCATAATGATACTGCAAATGGTACACCTAGGGGGAATCGAACCCGCCGTTTGCGCCTTGAAAGGGCGCCGTCCTAACCGTTAGACGATAGGTGCATATCTGATACAAATTGTTAAAGAACTTTTTTGTAATCCAGACTTATCTGAATCACTCACAACAGAAATCAATTCTACGCTAAGTCCAAGGACTTGTCAAGCACTTTTCTGTTGTATTTTTACAACTGGCCCGGCTGGCAGGAATCGAACCCACATCGGACGCTTTAGAAGAGCGTTGCCTTATCCATTAGACCACAGCCGGATAAATTCTATTCTATCATTTTATACAACATAAACAAAAACCCCCTAGTTTTTATGCTAGGGGGCTTGTGTTTAGATTGACTTTTTTGTAACTTGTCAGTCCAAGCCCCCGAATTGGTCCTCCCAAATTGCAGGTGTGCGTGAGCCTACGAATGGCTTCGCATATGTGCAATTTGATCTACTGTGGAGTGTTATGGACTGCATTACTTTTCCTTTGAAAGTTTTCTTTGTCATTATCTATATATCCAAGATCAATTGTTTATTTTGATGAAAATGCATTAACATGGCGAATACTTAAAAATGATGATAGGCAAAATGCCGCCAGCCATTCCCAAAATCCATAAGCAATGCCTAGATTAAACAAGGTGTTGATTGACCAAATAAAAATAAATGGTATAAAAATTGCAAGAAGAATTGCCGCGATTGCTATAATTGTTGCCACACCTGATTTAACATCACTCATTTGATACTCCATTCATCGTCATCGAAATCTTCTTCCGAATAATTGTTGATATCAAAATTACGCAACTTCTGACGTATCTTTTGATGATTCTTTTCTTTGCTTTCACGCAAAGACTTTTTCTTAGGGTTTGGTTTCTGTTCATCTTCTTCGATGAATTCTCGGAAGCCCTTCAACTTCCTGTTTGTATTATTCGACTTAGACATTTTGTGATTGAGATTCTCCTACGAACAATTCTGGTAGTGCCTCTTCTGCTACCTTTCTGTTAATATTTTTGTAGCCAGTTAATTTTTTGTCTTTAATCATGATTGCTAAATTTGCCTCATCTATCGAAACGCTTTCGAGCATATCAATAAAAATCTTTTCTTTACGAGAGTTTGTCAAATTGTTTCCTACACCTTTTACAAAGTACTTAAACTTCTTCAACTCTTTAGGTAGTCTATTATACCCCCAATTGTTTGGTATGTCAAGTGCTTTGAAAGGTGGCGCGCCTTCTGGCAAATCAAACTGAATATCTCGATGAAATGTCAACATGATCACCGTTTTCAAGTCTGGTTTTAAATTTGCAATCTCTCGCAAATGTGCCACACGATCTTTTGCGGGTAATTTATTTACCATACTGAGTAACTCTGGCAAAGTTGCTCTAGAAATATCTACTGGCATATTAAAATTCCTGTATGTGTTCCATCAATTGTTTCATACGATTTTTGATGAAATAGTTTAATATTTTATCTTTACCTTTTATACTGTTAGGATTGTGATAAGCGTTCAAAATCTTAGTGGCGTACTCATCAGGCACTTTAGAAAGATCGATTAGATTTTCATTTCTCTGATAGTTACGCAACATGGGCGCATCGCAAAAATCCTCAGGTTTTTGCAATATCCATATATTTAGTTTTTTTTCAGTTACAGGTTTTTGACGGGATTCAGCAATGAACGTATCATCACTCGACAAAATATTAGGAATGCCATCGCCACGATCACCCTTGATGATATGTTCTTTGAGAAACTTGATTGGTTCCGAAGTCTTCAGAAACTTCTTTGCCATAGGACTATACTGTTCTACATTTGCAAACCTTTGCAATTGCATAAAGTCTTTGTCGCTAGACAAAATGAGAATTCTTTCACTTTGTTGATTCTTCAGTTCTACTCCATATTCACGACAAATTGTGCCAATTACATCATCCGCTTCAGTCTTATCAATTTGAATCACTCTGTACGGAAAGTTCTCGCGAATCTCATCACGGACTTTGTTTAGAGTTTCAAAGATTAAATTCCAGTCGTATGGAGATTCTTCTCTCGCTTTTTTGCGGGATGCTTTGTAGTATGGAAATACATCTCTGCGCCAATACTTCTTATCATCGGCACAGATAATCATTTCGCCATACTCATCTTTAAACTTCACATTGTACATGCGAATGCTATTGAGAACCATATGGCGAATCATATTCTCATTGATGCCGTCTGCTTTCAAGCCAGGTTGCATCATCAAATTTGAGATCATGACTTGATTCAAGTCGAGCAAAATCATTTAAGTTCCTAGTTCACTATCTTAAGAATAATTGTATCAGAATTCATTCGACCTGTCAAGTTGCTTTCTTTGGTAGACAAATCTGGCAGAATTTTCTTGATCTTTACTTTACCTGCCTCCATCAACTCTTTGATGGTTTCAGACGGTTTGCGTAGTCGCTTACCAATGGAAGTTTGTTCATTAAAATTCTTGAATGTGCTACCTTTCACCGTCAAGCCTTTTGCATTATCTGCATTATAAACGCCAAGTGTTTTAGTTTTTGTATTATATATCCACACTTGTAGTGCGCCGACTACTTTCTCTGGCGACACACTTGTAAGTCCTAAATCAGGAAATGCTTCCATATAATTCATCTTTGAAACTAAAATCGCCGCAGGCTTTTCTTTCACTCTGCGCTTTTTGCGTATGGGTTTGTTTCTTTCTACACCCACATTTGCGGCAACAACAATAGAGTCCAAGAATTCTTTGAATCTACGCAACTCCGGTTTTGTGAAGTTAGAGTAGCCTTCTTTTAAATCTGAATCGGTTGTATTGATAACCTCTTCGATTTCTTTTGCTCTTTCAATAAACACATCGCAAATCTTTTTCATCACAACGGAAGATAGATTGCGAGACTTAAAGTAAGAATTCATATCGATAAAGTTCTTACAACCACCAGTTGTAAATTCATCAACCAGTCCTTCTATTTCGCCGGCCTCTTCGCTTGCCTTTTCGCGAATGCGATCTTGAATGTTGACCTTTGGCGCATCTTCAGTCACAACCTTGACTGTCTTTAAGTCTTTGTTTGCTTCGATTAAAAGTTCTTTGTACTTACTCGCAATATATTGCTTAGTCTTGTCACTTGGAACGAAACCAAGGCAAAGCATACGCGCAAGCCAACCAAACTGTAGATTGATTTTAGATTCTGATACGGATCGAATGGCAAGAATTTCATTCTTACTTCGCCCAACAAATTTGATATAGCCGAGTATAAACTCTTTTGCATCTTTCTTACTGCAATTGTAGTTGTACCAATTGAATGCGCCAATCAGAACACTTTGTTCACTTTTATCTGCCACATTTGTGTAGATAGGTTCAGCACCAATTTCTGATATGATCTTTTTCATGATAAATTTCTATAAGTCCAAGCGTTAGTTTCAATGTTCCAAATAGTTTCGTAGTTACTATTCTTTCCTTGTAGAATTGTTACTTGTATTTTGTTCGTTTTGAGGAAAGAGATTAAAAACGCTTTTAGTTGCTCCTGATCCGGATAACCTCCCTCGGTCACTATCTTGACCTTCGTACAGGTATTCATACAATTCCTTTATTCCGCCGATATATTTTGTTCCGTGATAAATGTGAGGTACCGTGTTTGTACCAGGTATTAATCTTTGTAATTGATTCAATGTGTAATCAATTCCATAAAGATAAATTCTGTAGTTGTAGCCCATAGTATACAATAAAAATTCTGCTTTATCACATGCTTTACTATTTGGTGCGGCGTATATAAAAAACATTACATTTCAGTTCTTGTAGTAGTTACAAGCCTCACATGTGTACCGGGATGAACCGATGACGATATAGTTTTTCTTTGACCGTTGTCTTCATAAGTTACAAGGTAACCTACAATAATGTTTCGATCATAAGGTTCTTCAATAATTTGGCAAGTATTTTGTTGACGATATCCAATTGTTTGTGTAGTATATCCCACAACTCTTTGGCCTGAATTTGAAGCGGCGCCGGCGCCAATGACACCACCAAGTGCAGTCGCTCCTGAATTACCATTTGAAACTCCTGAACCAATTGCGGCGCCTACAATTGCGCCAAAAATTACATTAGTGGGATTTACAGGAACAGGTTCAACAATTGCAACATTTTGTTGCACAGGAACGGTGGTTATTCCACACACTTGTCTTTGCGTGACGCCGGTCTCTCTTTTTGAGACAGTTTCAATATTAACAATAGGTGCGTATCGAATTAGTTTGTCTGGAACGTCATAGAGAGGACTTGGCACATAAGTGCTACTAGTGCCTGAAAGTATCCCATCATTTTTAGGATCTTTTGAAAACCTAACTTCCGCATGGGCGGCAGTTGACGCAACAAGCAAGGCGGCAACCAGTGCATTCAGTTTCATGGAAGTTCTCCTTTCATAGTGTATATATCATACCGCATCTTTTAACTTTTGTCAAGTCTCGGTAAACTAAATAAGTTAGTGTTCACTTATGAGGAAAACTAATGGATATCAGCATGTTATATGACAACATGATTTATCTTTGGTTGCAAGGCCTTTATTTGCCATACACCATCATGGCAAACTTAAGCACCTGTAGTCTTTGCAGGTGATTTTTTCCTAGTTGTCTTTGCGGCAATTTTGGCTGGTTGCTTTTTCGCAACAGGTTTAACTTTTTTGTCCGGTTCTGGTGCAGGTGTTGGTTCTGGTATGATTTGTTCAACTGGGGTTACTTTGATGCCTGTCACGGAATCTAGAGGATGCGATCCGTCAGGTTTTTCTTTGTTTAATACACTGTAGGCAAAAACAAGAATGCCACCAAGAATGATAATCCCAACAATAATTTCCATAACTGTCTCCTTAAGGGTAAACTAATATTTATAAGAGGTGGATGCAATGGACATCGCCCTTGATTCCAATCACAACTTGAAGTGTATTCTTTA